GTTGAAGCATTTCTGAAGCATTTTGTGTGTAGTGTGCCTAAATGGGGTAAATTGGTTAGTTTTATGTGTTGGTGGAGTTAATTCGTTAATTTCGTTTAATTCGTACTCTAGGGTGGGGGGAAAGGAAGGTATGGGTGGTAATGTGTGTGGAGTATGGTGTAGTATGGGATTTATGGAGAATATTGGTGAGAAGGATGGGCATCAGTTGGCTGCGGAGACGTGGCGTGAGGCGTTTCTTCGTTCTTTCAGGGCGTGTGGGATAATTAAGAGGGCTGCGGAGGATGCTGGGGTGACGAGGAGGGCGGTATATTATGCACATAAGAGGGAGCCTGAGTTCAGGGCGTTGTATGATGAGGCAAGGGAGGAGTCGATAGAGGTATTGGAGGATGTGGCGAGGGGGAGGGCGAAGGAGAGTAGTGATAATCTGTTGATATTCTTGTTGAAGGCGGCGAGGCCGGATGTGTATAGGGAGGTGGTGAGGAATGAGAATATCAATGTGAACATGAATGCTAACCTGGAGAGGTTGGACAAGCAGTTGACCGACTCGCAGATTGATGAGTTGTTGGAGATAGTGGAGACGAAGAGGCTGGCTCTGGAGGGTAGGGTGGAGGAGGTGAGGTGAGTACGGGCGACGAGAATGTTGATGCGTTGATCTCTCAGGCTCATTCCCTCCGTGTGTTGAAGGCACGGAGGGATTTTCCTTTTTATTGTGATTTCGTTCATGGGAGGCCGTTGTACGCTCACCAGTTGGTGTGGGTGGAGGAGTTGCTTGCGGCCGGGGGGAAGACGCTTATTGTTGCGCCGCCCGAGTCGTTGAAGTCTTCTACGGTTAGGATGTTTATTGAGTGGAGCATCGGGCGGGACCCCGATCTGTGTGTGCTGCTGGTGATGAATACGGCGACACAGGCTATGAGGCAGGTTATGTCGGTGGCGGAGACGATTGAGAAGAGTGATGTTTACCATGAGGTTTTCCCTGCCGTGGTGCCGAATAAGCCCAGGGGATGGAGTCACGAGGCGATATTCGTTAGGAGGGGGAACGAGAGCCGGCCAGACCCGACGGTGTACGGGACGGGGATAGACGGGCCGTACCAGGGGTCTCATGTGGATATGCTGATTATTGATGACCCGACTGACCAGCAGGACGTGAGGAGTCAGGCGACTATGGAGTCGCAGAGGGATAGGATTCGGGGAGTCCTACTCGACAGGTTGAACGAGGGAGGTAGGCTTTTCACGATCCTGACGAGGTGGGGAGAGGCTGATTTGATGAGGGACTTTGCGGAGATGGGGCTGTCCGTTATTGAGAACCCGATCGAGGGCAGGTATCCGTGGGGTAGGTTGCTTTGTCCCGAGTTGTTCCCTGATGAGAGGATATCGAGGATAAAGATGGAGAAGGGGAGCGCCCTGTACCATTTGACGTACATGTGCGACCCCGCATCAGCCAGTGGCAGCATCATCAAGAGGGAGTGGTGGAGGAGGTACGGGGATACGCCCGAAGGGGAGCCCTCACAGATGATATTCTCGTGGGATTTGAGCGCGGGGAGGAACGAGAGGAGCGACTTCACGGCCTACGGGGCGTGGGAGGTCTACGAGAACGGGTACTACCTCGTCGATGCAGGTCACTGGAGACTGACTATGGACGAGTTGATAAGGAAGATGGAATTGCTGTATGCTGTCCACCGACCGAGGTGGCTACTGGTGGAGGACGTGGGCACCAGCGTACCCGTGGTGGACTACATCAAGCAGCATACGAGGTTGCCGATAAAGCCCGTGATCCCCGGACGCCTGGGCCGCAAGAGCGGAATCGTTAGGGATAAGGAGGCACGTCTCATGGGAGTCGTCCACCTGATAGAGGCCGGTAGGGTGTGGCTTCCCGCCGCAGCGTCCTGGGTTGGGGATTTCATAGACGAGTGCGCGGCTTTCCCCGGTGGACAGTATGACGACCAAGTAGACCAGATGACACAGGCACTGGAGTACATGGAGCTACATTCTTCCGTAGGGGCTATTGACGTCAATAACCCCCCGCGATACCCTAGTTTCGCAGGAGGCGGAATGATGAGGCAGGCCGCAGAGGCGGCCTCGTACCGGTACAGGAGGTTTTCTTAGGATATGGACGAAGAACAGCCCGAAGTACAGGATATCCTTGAGAAGAAGTCCAATCTAGAGGAGGTCTGGTCGGGCGCTCACGCGCAGTGGGACGAGACCGACTCGCTGGTGCAGGGCGGGTACAGTATATGGGGGAACGAGGAGGACAGGGCCACCCGCAGCACCATGCGGAGCAACCAGGCACGGGTCATCATAGACCACACCTCGGATAACCTGCTCCCGTACAAACCCCAGTGGCACAGGGACAGGATCGGGGATGCGGAGGACGCACAGGAGTCGGCTGATAAGGTCGAGGCATGGGTGGACGCGGTATGGTCCACCTCGTCACTCGACCAGTTGAGCATCCCCATGAAGGTTCTGGGACGCAACATGCTGAAGTATAACTACGGCGTCCTGGAGACGGTGTTCAATACCTCCGGGATGCCGAGGAAACCCAAGGAAGGGGCCGATAACTTCAGCGCGAAGGAGAGGGAGTACAACGAACGGTCGTGGAACTTCAACCCGTTCGGGCTCAGGGCCCCACACCCCTCGTCGATTCTCCTGCCGTGCTACGAACGGAGACCCTCTTACGCGATAAAGAGGGAGAAGTGGGCGCAGATAGACATCAAGACAGAGCTCGACCACAAACGTGACCTAGACCACCCCTCACTGGTATCTGTTGACGACTACGATTCGGGCAGCAACCCGATGGAACTGGTAGATGTGGTGGAGTATTACTCCCGGGACTGGCATGCGATTATCGCTCCGGGAGGCCGTAAGGACGGAGATATGCTCCTTCTTGAGGCCAACCCGCACAGGATAGTCCCATTTATACACGCTTACGGCGGTTTCGGGGACATGCCCTCCGGGGAGGACGGGATGGACCCGATGTACATGGCGCAGGGGTTCCTCTGGCCCGTGAGAGACCTTATCAGGCTCCTCGACCAAGTGATAAGCGCCAAGGCAGAGCTTGAGATGAAGGCCGCATACGCCCCGATGGTGGCTCCTGAAGAGACGCTGGAGCGCATCGCCCAGCTTCTACAGGCCGGTGCCAACATGATACCGGGGGACGCAAGGGAGATAGGGTATATCCCCATCCAGCAGTTGCCCCAGTACCTCACCGACTTCCAGGACAGGATAGAGAGGCAGATAGTTGTTGCGACAATAAGCACCGTCGCCTTTGGGGAACGCCCTATCGGCGTGGATACCGTCGGCCAGCATGCCATGATGCTACAGGTCAGCTTCAAACGTATGCTTGAGACGATGGAGCAACTCTCCTTCATGGCCTCCGAGGTGGCAAGCACATGGATGAGGATGCTCGCCGGATGGGACGCCTTTATAGAAGAGTCCAAGTCAATAGACCTTGGCGGAAAGATAACGGTACGGGGTAAGGACCTCAGAGCCGATGACTTGCAGAAGAACTACCATATCGTGGCGACCTTCCCTCTGTCCGACGAGGCAGTCCGTATGCAGAGGACGCAGCAGGGGGCAGCACTGGTCGCACAGGGGCTCAAGAGTAGGAAGAGGCACCTGGAGGAAGACCAGGGAGTGACCAATATCAGCGCAGAGGAAGACCAGATACTTACCGAGGCCGTTATGGGAGACCCTGTACTCATCACCGCGTTCGCAGAGAAGAAGAGACAGGAGTTGGGGGTACAGGAACTGTACGAGGAACAGATGAAGAGGATGGCCGCAGAGAGGCAGCAGGGGTTCGCCCAGACACAGGCCACTGAGGGGCTTCCCGGCGGTGCCCCGCCCCAGTTCGTTCCTCCCGGAAGCCAGGAGGAGATGACCGTACAGGCCGCCGAGGGGCAGGCCCTGGTGAGACCACCCGCGGCAACTGCGGGTACGGCGCAGATGAACGGATCAGGAGTGTGATATGCCAGTCATTAACCCGATAGATAAAATCCTTCTGCCGATTAACGATAGGTTCAGCGTTGCAACCGAGAAGGCGAACGCGTCTAAGGCAGTGAAGTACGGGGATGCCAAGTATACGAAGGCTGAGGCCCGTGCCCAGTTCATGCGTGAGCTAGAATCCAAGACGAGCGGCCCGGAGAGGGCCGAGTTGATAAAGCAGAGGGGCGTTGATGCCTCAATGGACCTCCTCGGAAAGGGCGGCTCCCTATGAATATAGAAGAAGCGATAGATTTTCTGGGGACAAAGGGATACACGGTTGTAAACCGCGCCAATTACCAGTTCTTTGTTACAGGAGAAGGGCTGGGAGAGTTATATCCCGAGTTGTCGATGGATAAAGACCGCCCTGAATCGTACCTACATAACACCATAAGGTTAAACGCCGATCAATTCAGCGCATTTGTAAGTGAGTTTTCGGGGGGCGAACCGGTTGTCGCCGTAGAGGCTTTGACCGGAGCAGAAGCGCGAGCCCAGGAAGAGGAACTCTACGGAGGCTCCCGATATGATGTAGATTCCGACGCGGTAGGGGCTGGGAATGGAGGATTACAGGGTCCGCCCCCGACCTACCCCCCTAACCTGCCTTGGCCTCCACAGCTTATGGCACCAATCAGAGGTGACTTTGGAGAGATTATCGGGTATGAACCCGTTCCCGGTACTGTTGACTGGGATGCCTATTCTGCGATTCTAAGGGAAGAGAGACTAAGGCTACAGGGTATAGAGGAACCCAGTGAGGGCTGGCTTGGCACCGAGGAAGTGGGTGACTGGATATATGAAGTCTATGGGTATACAGACGCTACTGGTGAGCACATCACCCGTAAGGTGCCTCGGGCCACCAAGGACCCAAGGCAGTCTCTGGACAACCTGATTGCCTTGGCATTAGGCGAGGTGGACGACTGGTCGGACCCCAGTGACCTAAATCTACAGAAGGCCCAGGCACTGTTTGATTTCAAGAACCAGCCCACGGACGCAGAGCGTCTCAGAATGGCGATGGATATCGCCCAGTCCCCTTCGGACTATATGACACTGGTGGCAATGTACACAGGTGCCAGATCCAGTTCGGGGGTGGGTGGGAGGATTGCACCTCTCATGCCGTACCTTCAGCAGATGGCTCAGAAGTTCGTCCTGGATATACCTGGCATCAAGGAGATGCCAGCCCCAGGAGCGGAGGCCGCTGAAACGA